CTTTTCTGTCGCCACTCTGTCAAGGAAAGATACCACTCGTTCGGCTGATACCTCACTTTGACTTTTCTCCAATCCCTCTCCTTTTTCAAACACCTTATCAACAAGTTTGTCAAAAGTAATGTAAACTGAATCCGTATCTGACGCAATAACATAATCTTCATCCTCAGTATCAAGTAGTTTATTTAAGTATTCATTCAAGCGCAACTCAATCCACCGAATAGATAACTGTCCAGACAGTGTAATAGATTCTGCTTGACGAACATCAAAGAACCGAAAGTATTGATTACCAAGCGCACCATAAGCAGAGTTCAACTGAACCTTCTTAGCCATCTGCAAGTTCTTATACTTGGATATCTTCTTTTCAGTTTCCTTGTTCTTTGTAGTTTCATACTCTTTTTGAGCATCAATCATAGCCTTCTTATAGAGAGAACGCTCATCATACATTGTCTGCATCATCTCAGGAAGAAAACCTTGAAAGTTTCGATTGTAGTAGTGTCCATTCGCAGTCAGCACCATGTCATCAGGGCAATCTGGAGCATTACCTTCAATCAGTTTATCTACAGATGTTTGAGCAAACTTACCCTCAATGAAAGTGTCTGGTGAAATGTTATACTGCATAATCAAGTGTGGATACAGCGAGTTCAAATCAAAGGACATCACCCATTTATGTTGACCTACTTGAGGATCTTTGACAAACGCACCAGCATAGGGCTGATTCTTGATGCTAGATTTCTTTGGTGGTATCACTATCTTCTTCTTTAGCAGATAGTTGTGAATGAGAACATCCCACAGACGCACCTGTGTGAACACATCATTGTAGTTTACCTTTGCGTCATATGCGATAGCGAGAGCCATCTCAATCAGTTTCATCTTGTCATCGATACGCTCAACGAGTTCCACATCCTTAATGTTATAGTCAATGAACTTTTGATAGTCAGTTCGATACAACTCATGAAGTGTTCCAACTTCAGAGTAGTCAAGTTTTTTCTCACCAATCTCTATATGAGCGATGTGATCAAGTCGATAAGATTCTTGTTGAGAGTATGTGAACTTACGATAGAGTTCAAGATAGTCTAGTATAGAGACACCAGCAATCTCATAGCACTCTAGTTGTCTGTTCCATTGTTGTATCTGTCGATGGTTCAGACTACGATGTGGAGACAGTCTTTGAGCCATCTTCTCATCAAATAGACGAGTGATACGATTGACGATGTAGGGAATATCAAAGAAGCGAACATTCCAACCAGTGACAATATCAGCATCAAGTTTTTCCCACAAGTCGAGAAACTTCATGATCAATCTGTCTTCAGTTTCACAGTTCAGATAGCGAACATCATCTCTAGTATTGTGATACTCACCGACACCAAGCACGAATACCCTATCCTTCATCTTCACAGTGATAGCAGTAATAGGTTGTTTAGCATCAGACGGCTCTGGAAATCCTTCTTCAGAACCAACCTCAATGTCAATGTTAGCAACACGAATATGATCAATGTCGTAGTCATTACCATACTTCTCATTCAGACAAGCATACTCGTAAAGATTTGAACCATAGACGGTAAATCCTTCAACATCATCGTATCGTTTGAGGAAGTCTCTCGCTTCACGAATAGAGCCTTGAACGACTGGCTCAACAGATTGTCCATTGACAGTCTTCCAGTCAGTGTCTCGCTTTGAAGCGAGGTAGAATGTTGGGGAGTAAGGTATCTTGTCTACAAAGCGAATACCATTGTCGTATCCACGAATGTAGACAAGATTACCTCTTGTGTATGTGTTTGTATAGAATCTCATGCTGTAAATGTATCACAAACATCGTGTGATGTCAAGTCTATAGTGTGTTCTTTGCCTTCACTTGTTTAGCAAAGTCTTCATCTGAAAGAGGCACAAGACCAGCCGGGAAGAGGTAGCCGTCCATACCCATTGCTTTTTCAGATACAAACTCATCGATGAAGTCTTTGATATTAGGAATCACACCCATATGCTCTTTCTTGACATAGAAGAACAATGGCCGTGCGCCAGGATATTCGTAGGAAGAAATATTGTCAAATGTAAGTTCTACACCATTAATCTTAGAAGCCTGAACTTTGTCACGATTTGTGTCAAAGAAACTAAAACCAAAGATGCCGAACATAGCAGGATCAGCAACAAGTTTTTCAACGATTAGATTGTCATTTTCGCCCATTTCGATAGCAAGACCATCTTCACGGATATTCTTGTATCCTTTACCTTCTAGACCTAGTTTTTTCCAGCCAGCCTTCATAAACAACTCACCCATAGCATCTCTGGTGCCAGAGGTTGGTGGAGGGATCATGACACTGATTGGACGGTTTGGAAGTCCAAGCGTTTGAGTGTTCATTTGTTTTGCTACCCAAGCATCTACATCTGCCCAAGTTTTACTTGTATTTGCTTCACCATTGAGTTCAGCGGCGAGAGCGGCGGCAATATGTTCAATGCCAAGATGCATCTCTTCAGCATCATTGCTAGAAGCAAAAGCAAGTCCATCATTACCTACAATGAACTCAACTGGTGTCACACCATTAGAAGCACAAAGTTCTCTCTCAGAAGATTTGATTGCTCTTGATGCGTTGGTGATGTCTGGATGTTGTGTTCCTATACCAGAGCAAAATAGTTTCATACCGCCACCAGAACCAGTTGATTCGATGACTGGTGTTTTATAACCTTTTTGGCCAAACTTTTCTGCTACGATTGTTGCGAATGGATAAACTGTAGATGAACCTACGATAGAAATGGTTTCACGAGCGAATGCTGTAGATGTGATTGAAAATAAAAAAGCACTAAATAGTACTACGAGCGATTTATGCATAATCGTTCTCCTATGATTGAAACAAGAAAAGAAGCACCGTATTAGCACTTTGGTGCTTCTTTTCGTATTTAGAAGTTGCAGTTTTTTTGCACTTTTGTGACAAAAACTAGTCCATCATCTCAAGTGCTAGTTCTGTTGTTTCGTCTACACGGCGTGTCCAACCACGACCGAATGTTTCAAATGTGGAGAGAGATTCGTAATAACTCTGTCTTTCTGCTTGAAAGTTTTTGATTGTCTCTTCTAGACCATGTTCTTCGATATAGTCATCAAGACATTTTAGCGTATTAGGACCGATACCGCCATCTGCGACAGTGCCAATCAGTGTTTGAAGATACTTAGCACTACGACCAGTACCAGCATTAACACCGAAATCGAATACACAAAGATCAAGTCCAGATGGCAGTTGATCGCCTTTGATACGATCCCAATAGTTTTTCTTATAGATTGGTTTGACATCTTCTACCGTCAAGTCCTTCATGTCTTTTGTGCCACCAAACTCTTCATAAACTCTTTTAGTAACACCAAGGTTTGTTTCACCGCCTGGATCTTTGGGATGATTTACATATCCACCCTCATGATGTAGAATAGTTTCAAGACATTTTTCCCAATTATGCTCTGACATAAGTATCTCCTTGTAAAAAAATAGGGGGCTTTTGCCCCCTATTTAGTTTATTTGATTTCAATAAGTTTTGGTTTCTTTTCTTCTGGAATGATACGCTCCAGTTCAATGGTCAGCATACCATTCTTCAGTTCAGCACCTTTCACTTCAATGTCATCAGCAAGAGTAAATTTGCGATTGAACTTCTTGAATGAAATACCCTTATGAAGAACTTCACCAGCATCAGTGATATTATCATAAGTTGAACGAACTGTGATTTCACCCTGTTTGTGTTCTACCTCAAGATCATCATGTGATAGACCTGCTACAGCGAGATCAATGAAGAACTCTGTGTCAGATTCTTTACGAATATTGTAAGGCGGAAAGCCTGAAGACTGTTGTTGATGTTCAACATATCTCTGTAGATTGTCAAACATTCTGTCAAAGCCAACGGCATATGGGGTGAGTCGATTGAGATCGAAAGTAGTTAGATGTGTCATTTGCTAATCTCCTATTAAGCAAGATTGTGTTTCATGAATAGCCCATTATGGCGCTATACGACTTATATATAAGACATTTATTTGAAATGTCAAGAGTTCTCAGCGATTTTTTTTGCTCTCGCTTGAATATATTCACTTTGTAAAACAGAATACAAATCTGGTGGACGGTAGTTAGGCCCTTTCAGCACCTTACCATCTTCACGATAGATTGGTTTACCATCAGCACCAAGTTTGCTCATGTTGCTTCGCTGAACTTCAGCAAAGCATCTGTCTAGATCAATGCCAAAAGCGTGGCCAGCCCCATAGACGACATATAGAATATCAGTAAGAGCATCAGCCACTTCCAATATGTTTTGTCTTTTGATCGCATCCTTGAGTTCATCTAGTTCTTCCTCAATCAGTTCAACTCTCAGTTTTTGAATATCCTCATCTGGAAACTCTGGTTCTGTTTTGACTTCTTGTCCAAACGCATTCATAAAGTCCTCTACACCACGAAAGTTAGAGTATATCAATCTTTTTTCCATACTATCGTTTTTTCCCAATATTATACTTTGCTGTTAGAATCCATTCGTCTTTTTCTTTGTATGGTAGCACCTTGATTTGCGACAATGGTGCTACTGGATCAGAAGACTTGTCTTCATCTACCAATCCAATCAAATCCCACTCAGCGAGTAGGTTAGCAATAGTATTACGCCGTGCGATGTCATCTTCACTGAAGTTGCTAGGCTTACCATCAAGCGCAAACAACTCTTTGAAGTGTACGATGTAATACTTACCTTGTTTGTGTAGAATGTGACAAGACTGATAGATTGTCTTGTCTTTGCGTGAAGCAACACCAATACGAGTTAGTGTTTCTCGAATCTTCAAGAAGTCATCATCTTCTTTTAGTGTCACCTCTACGAGATTACTGATATCAACCGTCATTACTCCCACCTTTTTCCAGTGTTTTTCTTATTTGTGTCAACTGTTCTGAAGAAAGGATAGAGAGGGCTTGAAGTGCTTTAGCATCGTT